TTTGTATTGATCAAAATCAGAATGGCACACGTGACACAAAGGAACTGTAAACGAATCATCTGCTTTTATCCCTCTACCCTTACCATGCTTGGCTGAATTTGAATGAGCCGCTTGTGAGTTTGGATTACCGCACCGAATGCATGGTAGCTTTCTAATCTCAGCGAGTCGCTTTTGGCTACGCATACAAAGCTTCACGCAAATTCTTAATCCGCTCTTTCAGCTTAATCATGATGCCGTCAATCGTTAGCATCTCTGACCGCGTCAATCCTGATCGACTAAGATTCTGATACTTAGACAGCTCAGCACTGCAAAATTCTAAGTCTTTTTTCGCTTGTACTTTGTCTGTCATACTTTCCTCTAGGCATTAAAAAACCCCTCGGAAGGGGTTTAATCTTAAAGATGAAGTGAATAGCTAACTTAATTCTCACATGTGGCGGTTGAATGCGTGTCGTCATATCTCATCAACTCAAATTAAGCCATCAATGCTTTGAACAGTGGTACTGACGTAATACTGCTAGCCTACTGCCTTTTTATTCACTTCTCTTTAAAATCTGTAATGGTTTAATTTTCCCACACTTCCTACACTCTCTGACCGTAAAGAAATCTGAATATTCCCAAACGTGTCGGCAGAAGATTTGTTTTATTCGGAGCATAGATACCTCCATTAAAATTAAAAAGGACGTGGTGATCTGCCACATCCTTGCCTTAGATTACGATATTGATCAGCTCGGCAACTGATCTACCGCTACTCAACACGACAAACATCTCAAAGTTAGCTATTGATCCGCTCTGTGTCTTTCATTCTCTTTGGTCGGGGTGTCACCCACAATTTGAGGCTCTGAGGCTAACTCAATGTGTGACGAAATCACATTGGATATAATGGCTGTCTTTTAATAGACAACAAAAAAGCCCACATTTCTGTGAGCTTCTTCTGACTTAACTGATTCACTTTGCATTTTGTCTATGCGCTAATACCCACTGAATCTAGGGGGTTGGGGTTGTCCTTTCATTGTTCCCGTCACCATCTCGTAAATTGCTTAAAGCACTTGGACATTCGAGAATATCTTGTTAGTCGTGTGATCTACTTACAACTTGCACGACTATAACAGAAATATGCCATATTGCGGTCGACCAGTCAATATCTATCCAATCTTCATGCGGTTATCACGCGAATGAATTGCAAACTTTGCACAGCTGATCATTGTGTGAGTCATTTGTTTTGATTGATTTGTAATCTCAGCTACTGCACTTAGACTACGATTCTCAACCTTGTGCTTAACTAGGCACATCACTGCGTACTTAACCTGATAGTCCACTGAATCACTCTTAAATATACTTCTCAGCAATGTCTGTACCTGCTCTGCCTCAAAGTCACTGATCTCACAACGGATATAACACTTCGGGTTGCGTGGTGTTTTATCTGCTTCACGAATCAACCAATAGATCTGATTAACATGTAGACCATCAGGCAATTCACCACCTTTTAAACGAGCGGTTTCACACCAAGCACCAAATTGCTCAAGCCATCCATCAATTGTGTATTTAGACCAGTCCATAATTCTCACCGCTGCGTTCATAATTGCCCCTTAAACCTTTAACTTTTCAACTTGAATAATCAACTTCCCGCCTTTTTCTGATGGCAAACGCTTCACAAGCAATTCATCCACCTGAGAATCATCCAGAATCAACCCACCTTTTGACAAAGCATCAAAGCAAGGCTTAACGATGTTATCGATGTCACGTATTTTCGCATCAGGTGGCGCGTATTCGATCTTTACTCGAACTCTGCCCTGATACCCTGCTGGCTCAATAAAACGCTTCATAACATCAATAAAGTGGATTGCACGCTTACTTAATCGATTGGTCTTGTTAGCCCCACGAATCCAATAATGATTCACCGAAGGAGGTGTGATTAAAACTTCACACCAGAGCAATTCATCATTCATCACACCAAATCCTTTCCCTTCGACCAGATGAGCTGGAACCTTCGGCATTGGATCTGGATTGGATTTCTTTTTCCCCGACTTGGCTGTTACACCAAATCGAGGGCCAATACCTGCTTTTCGTGCCTGTGCTGCGGTGATACGGAGATTAGTCATTGGCACCTCGCAGGGCTCTACACAAAGCCTCTACAAACAATTTCTGGTCTAGATCGGGATGCCACCAATTATTTATAAAATTTAATGCTTGATTAATCCGCTTGTCTTTCTCTTCAACATCCTTACTCAGCACATTAAATTGATGCATATGCCCATCAACTTCTTGAAGTAATGTTTGCTTATGCTCTGCGAGCTCATCAACCTCAGCCTGTCGGGATTGCCATATCTGAAAACCAAAGTCCAATGAGGCAACACCATACCGCCCTTTTTTCTCGGTATATGGAGTACATCTCAATTGAAGCTTTTGAGAGTCATCCCCATGTTCTTGAATGAAATTCTCGTAAGACTTGCGAGTTCGCTCATTAAATTCTTTTAATGAATTTTGGTAATCTTCAAGTGTTTCAAACTTATCCATGACGTTCTGCCTCCGCTGTCCAATCCTCACCGCCTGCTAAATCCCAAACTAATGTACTCGGACTAACGTGATTGCGAATGTCGCTACAATTGTCTGATTCAATCTTCTTAACTAAATTAGAAATTGGTCTATTGCCCATCAGCTCTTTCTTTTCGCACTTCATACAGCTTCTTGAATATCCCAAGTGGTCATGAACCCAATAGTGTTCACATTTCTTGTTTAAGAGATTTAAGTCATTTTTTGTCAGGTTGTTTATAGTTGTCATAGTGCCACCCAAAAAAGTTGTTTAGCTTTGTCTGTTGGAAGGAATCCTTGAGGCTTTGCTCTGTCAGTTGTCAAATACCCAGTAGCAACTAGCTGCTCTGCAAAATGAATTGATTTTGAATAGCTCCCACCAATCCAACCTTGAATATCTTTGCTTGATGTTTTGCTTTTCTTTTCGATTGATTTCTTTAAAACTAAAACCATCTTTTCGCCTTGTTTGATTGCACTTAGTTGCTTCACACCCCACCTCCTTGCATCATTGCGTAATATTCAGGACTTAAATCTGCAAATGTTGAGCGAGCTAAGTCAGTTGCTAATTTCACTGTTCCAGTTGAGCCATTACGTGCTTTACCAATAATGATTTCAGCCGTTCCAACCTCTTTAGATTCCTTGTTGTAAACCTCATCACGGTAGATAAACATGATGATGTCTGCATCCTGCTCTAAATCCCCTGACTCTTTTAAATCAGCGTTTACAGGGCGCTTGTTTGGTCTGTTTTCAAGGTTTCGATTCAATTGAGCTAATGCAAATACTGGGCATTCAAAATCACGAGCAATCTTTTTCAATTCCCCTGAAATCTCACCAATATCTTTGTCAGAGCGACCATAATTGTTTTTAGTGAGTGGAGTTACACGCTGGATATAATCAACAAATATCGCACCAACTTTCCCATATTCAGCTTGTACTTTTCGTGCTGATCTACGGATCGTTGAAGTCGTTGAACGAGCATTGTCATCAATCATCAAAGGTGCTTTTTCTAAGATCATTGCAGCAGTATTAATCTTTCCACAGTCCTCAATTTGAGCCTTACCACTTAAAACTTTCCGCAATTCAATCTGACCAATTCCGCTAATCATCCGCTGTGCAATCTGTTTGCCTGACATTTCGATTGACACAAACAACACAGGTAGGTTTTGATTAATCATCATGTCTGCTGCAAAGTTTTGAGCAAGTGTTGTTTTACCCATGCTTGGACGTGCACCAATGATGACTAAATCACCCTTACCGACTTCACCAAGCTTGTTGTCTAGCTCAACAAAACCAGTACGAATACCACCATCAAAAGGCGTGTTGTTGTGCAATGCAGTGTGTCGCTCTAAAAACTCCTTAATCGCATCCTTAGAGAACTCATGTGCATGTTTAAGGCGATTGTCCACCGAACCTGTTTCTAAGCCACTGACAAGAGCTTGTGCGCGATTTAAAGCGGTTTCTGATGTGTACGAAACCATATCCAAAGCAACAGTGCCGATTTGTTTACTCACATCTTGAATCTTTCTGCGTACAGCAAAATCTTTAAGTTTTTTAAGGTGTGTTGGTAAAAGCGAATGAGGGCAATAGCACCCCATCAAATTGAGAATGAATTTTTCATCAACCGCATTAACTTCAATCGCATTAGCACGGATCAACTCCCAAAGCATAACTTGGTCATATCCCTCGCCTTTCACAAACTGTGATTTAACATGAGTCCAAATAATTTGATGTTGAGCTGCGTAGAAATCACTTGCTTGGATCTGCTCAATGTATTCGTCCATGCCTTGCTCAGTACCGATCACAGTAGACAAAATCGCTTGTTCAACAGGGATAGAAAATAATTCAATCATTGGTCCATCCCCTTGAATGATTTGCGGACACCTTTAAATTCAGTGCTTAGTGCTTGCTGTGGTTGTTCAGGTTGAGAAACTTCGATGTACTCAGGATGTAATTTCACATGACGTTCAAACTTGTCAGAAATCCAATTTGCAAACTTGTAGAGTTTTTTGGCATCAGACAAAACTTGACCATCGAAATGAGCGTTGAATGCTCCAAGCTCAAATTCAAAACTTGGC